TCAGCAATCTGATCCCAAAGTCTACTTGCTAACTTATCGTCTGGATTACCTAATGGTTCTGTTTTTACTACGTCTACTACCTCAGTAGTACTACCATCCAAATGAGTGATTGCAACATCTTCTGTTGTAGTGGTAGTAGTGACCTTTGGTTTGGGCTTTTTTACTAATTTTGATGCAAGATTAGCAGCACCTATAACCGCACCTACAATTTCTTGTACCTGTTCTGGTTTACTCTCCTCTTCCTTTTTATAAATTGAAGAATATGCTTTAGTTAAATCGTCAGTCATGGTAGTAAATTTTAAACAGAATCCTTTGTCTATCCTTATTTATCCCTTTCCAACTTTGTAAGGTATAGATGTATCGTTGTACTTCGTTCCAGGCCCACTGGCAGGGTCGTTAGGGTTCTTTACTTTCTTACCATCATAGTAAGATCCAATGGTTATTGGTTTGATATCTGGTTTATTATGAAACTTTTTATCACCTTGGCCTGGAGTCATAGACTGTACATACCTCCTATACTCATCTGTCCCTACATCAAATGCTTCTACCAAATCTCTCAACCATGCCTTAAACATAGTGGACTCTGGGGTCTGTACGATAACATGATTCGCACATCTTCTTGTAATTCTACCTCTGACTCCAGTGTTTACATTCTCTACTAGAGATCCAATCTTGAATATATCCTCTCTTAGATAAGCAACTCTCAATCCAAAAGGATCTAACTTAGGTGCATACTCCCATGTCTCTGCTGCAACAGACCCTCTAAGTTGTTCATCAGTTGCTCCCATAGATTTCTGAATGAGATTGAAGAGATTCTTCTTCTCCATATTACCTATATTGGGAATACCTTTTGCGAATGCTTTGAAGTCATCCTTTGCTACTGCATCTCTCATCTTGGATGCAGACATACCTTCTATTCCTTCTGAGTCTGGATCTCTTGCACCAGCAGATATGACTTGAAGATCTTCAAAATCATACAAGTCACCGTTATATTTCTGTGCAAGACTCTGAAACTCAGAGAGTCTATCCTGTCCTACAACTATTGTGACTGCCTTATATCCTAGATTGAAACACGCTTCTAGAACATCAAATATAGTTCTTGCATTTGGATCATCTTTAATTCCCTCTTCATAATCAGGGAACATTTTCTTCATATATTCTACTTTAGCACCAGGCTGTAGTGGATTCTTCTTAGCATCTACAGTACGACTTGGATATATCTTCAAGTCAAATCCCAATCTATCTGCTTCAGATGATGCTTTCTTTAATAATTTTTCGTGTCCTATTGTTGGTGGATTGAATCTACCAAATACTATTACCGCTCCTTCACTCGTGGGAACACCCATAACCTCTGCCGTCTGTTGATCAGCTTCGCCAGGTTCTGGAGCCTTGGTAACACCATCAGTGGGATCTTCCTTTGCTTTTGGTTTTGAAACAGGGGCAGATTGAACAGGTGCTTTTGGTTTTGCTTTTGGTGCCTCTGGAGTAGCAACCTTAGTTGTTTTAGGATCTTCGGTTGGTGCAGCGCCTTTTCCTCCTGTGTATTGTAATTTGCCGTTGACAGTTTTAGCAACAAAATTTCCTTTACCATCGTACCATCCACCATGACCATCGCCCTTCAAACCTTTGAGCTTGGCCTCTGTGGATGCAGCTGTTTTTACAGCTTCTACAAGAAATTGTCCGAACGACTTCACAGAATTCAGTATACGATTACAGTTTTATTTATTTAAGATAAGAACTTTACTCCAGAGGTGGTAATATATAATGATTTACCAGACCATCCTCCAGCGGCTCTTGTTCTACAAGTTATTGGTATGTTTACAGTCTTAGTCTTATACTTGAATGACATCTTGAAAGACTGAGATGTTCCATCATAGTATCCAGTTACCTTAGAATACTCTGCTGGATTCGCAATCAACATAGATTTCAACATAGTATCGTCAGAAATAGACTTTATACTACTAGATCCAGCAGTTTGTCCTATCAAAAGTTTATATGGACATGGAGTAAATGCCTTACTAGGATCATCATATGTGTAAAAGTATATTGTCCTTAACATATATGATAGATTGATTGGGTTTACTAGATAATTTTTAAACCCTTCAATTAAATTATTTCGATATGGATAATAAAAATCCTTTCCATAAAAATCCAATCCGTCTGCAATAAATTGTCTTGCTATTGTAGCGAAAGTATTCCTAGAACCTGACTCACTATATGGTTCATTCTCTATACTTATACTATTCAAAGCACCAGCTGCGTTTTCACTAGTTACATTCCTAGCAGCAGTATTCCAAGCGTTATCAATCATACTTTGAATTGAAGATAGTTGTCCACCATCACCTAACTTACCATAAAAAGCAAAGATGTTTGTGTTGAACTTAGGTGTTGCATCTTTACCAGATGCTATCTTATTTGAATATCCTTGAAGTGATCCATCACCCAATGTTACAACAACGTCTGATGGATTGTTTGGTGATACATTGCCTGGTTTTGCTTGAGGAGTCCAGTAAACCGCACCCATTCCTTTTCCTTTTATATCTTTTCTTATTGCAATTGCATTGTTTCTTCCAATATTAATATCTCTCTCTGGAGTTTGGTCAGCGTCTATAAGATCAACTACATCTGAAAATGTAACTGGTTTACCAGAACCATAAAAAACACCTGTTGATCCACTCTGACTTGTAATGTATTTTTGGAGAGCCTCTGGTGTCATGTCAGGTTGAACTAGAAAGTAGACACTCATAAATTCATTTACGTTTGAAGATTGAGTTGCTGGTTTCCTAGAAGTCATACCTAGATGACCCACTGCACTTGCTTGTGCTCCTTTTATATAATATGGAATAATATTTTCTTTTTTATTCAGTGCGATCTGAAATGTAAATGCAGCTCTACTTGATGTACTGTATATCAAATCTCCACTTCCCACATCAACACACTTAAAGAATAGATCTTTCTGTGTGAATTTTTTATCCTTATATTTTTTTACTAGAGCAGTATGTGCTGACGCTATGACAGCAGACTTCATAGTATAATAAGGATTAAACTGTCCTCTTTGTTGATAGTTTGGAGAAACGGTGGCCATATCTATGCTCTAGAAATTAATTTGTCCCAAGGATTAATTATAAAGGATACTCTCTTGCCCTCAAAGGGTTCTACATAATGTCTTTGTCCAGAAGACAGAACAATTAACCTGTTTTGTTTTGGAACTATGGTAACATCTGTCTCTAAATTCTCATCTAGAAGACATAATCTTCCTCCAGTAACATCTTCTACTAGAGGATAATATACAATAGAACAAAGAGGGCAACTAAGAACCCCCTCCTCATTCATTACTTTCTCATCTTTATCAATATGCCATTCTGTAGGACGAGTATTATGATGAATCCAAAATTCGTATCCAATAGATGTGGATAGATCATAATGATCATTTACGATCTTCGTAAGAGCCAAACAAGTCTTTTGATACCTGTGTTGGGTATCTAAATCATACCATTTAATCGGAAAATGTGCCTCTGTTTCTTTGGGAATACGAAGTTCCTCATCAAAGATCACATCATCTAACAGTAACATGAATTATTTAGAGATCACCCTCTTGTCTATTCTCTGAATAGTGTACATCAAAACTTCCGCCTGGATATCTTTTCTCCAACTTCTCTACATTCATTTCAATGATTTCATCAAATGTAGTATCGAGTGCCATACATGCCTGTGCAATATACCAACAGATGTCTCCTAGTTCTCTCTTCATATGGAAGACATTCTCTTCATTATATGGTTTACCTTGTAGTAGTATCTTCTTTACTACTTCAGTGAACTCACCAGACTCAGCAGCAAGACCGAGTGCAGCAGTAAGTAGATGTGACACATCTGCCCCACCTAAAACAAGTTCACTTATTCTTTCTTGTAGAACGTCAGAGTCTTGACTAGGAGCACTTGTTACTCCATAGACAAACTCAATGTATTTTTTAGTGTCAACTGTCATCAGAATTTCAAAGTAGCAAACTTGTTTTTAATTTTTTTAGTTTCTTCTTCACTATTATACTCTACTCCTTGGCCGCTGTCAACTATATCACTTTGAGCATTCTGATCTACGTCATATAATCTCATCTTTGCACGGTCAATACCGATCACAAATCTCTTGTTCATGGTTGGGTCGTTGTATCTGTTCTTCAACTGTTTAACCATGATCTGATTTACCTCCTCAAGTTCCTCCGTACTAATGAGAGCGAACATAAGATCAGCAGTGGCAGGGAGACC